TCGTATCTGAATCAAATTCTTGGAGAGTAAATTCTGTATAAGATACCATTTTATACCATTCTAAAACTTCTTCAGGTGTAGCATAATATAAATCTTCTATCTTATCAATATTAGTATTTTCTAATTCAACTCCAAAATTATATTGTGAAGTAATACAAGGTATTCCTAAATTAATGAGTTGAAAGATACTTGTACTTTCTCCTAACACCCCACAATAAACATCATCTATAANAGTATTTAAAGTTACATCTCTATCCACAACTTCAACATCTTCCACTAAATCTTCAATTACAATTTTACTATGTGGATGTGCTTTAACTAAAATTTTTCTTGTAGTTGCTTTTCTAACTTTTTCAACAGTAGTTTTAATAAATTCAGGTACAGGCATAGAAGATGTTGGGTCGTGTTCTAAACCAGGCACAATTAAAACTGCACCATCTTTATTATTTTTCCAGCTATGATTATATATATTATCTAGGGTTACGTCTGGATTATATCTGTTTGTCAACATAATCATATTATTTAATCTTTGGAAATTATCTGGTTTACACCATTTAGTTTTTCCATATGTCCAGTTATTTAATCCCATACGGTAATATCTTGGACCTGTTTTTTTATACCAAGTGTCTATGTAATTACATTTAATTCTACTTAATGTTGCACTTTCAGTAACTATTAATGGTTTTCTATATTTTTTTGATAGACGACTAGCTTGGAGATTAACATATTCCATCCAGGCAAATCTATTAAAATCTATAACTTTTCCATCTTTATCTTTTTCAATATCAACTGTTTTATATTTTTGTCTTTTAGGACTTGTACTGCCCCAAGTTCCATCAACCAAAAAAGCATCACAATTTATAATTCTTACAACATCTTCTTCAGATAAAAGTTTACTTACTGGTCTTTTAAAAATTCTATAAAGTGATATATTATGTCCCTTACCCCATTGTTTTATTGCGTGTTCAATGGCAGATATCGCATTGGACGTTCCTAAACTAACTATTTTTTTTAACATTTTCATTCTCTATTTTATAAAAAGTATATTTTAAAGTTAATTCTTCCCACACTTTTACATTTCGTAAGGTGTAAAGATAATACTTGTCTCCTTGTTTTTGTTTTACACAATTTGGGTTATCACTATGATTAACAAACCCACCTAATGGTGTTCTTATAATTTCTCCATCAACAAGTACGTGACATAAACCTAACTTTACATCTTTCTCAATAAACTTTGTTGTAAATAATCCTTGACCTTCTATAGAAGATTTTTTAATTATTAAATAATCTGGTATTGGTTTATACATTTGGGTATGAGTCCTTTGACATAAATGTTTGTTTAACAATAGCCTTTTGTTCTTCTATATTCTCTACATAATATCCTTCAATATGAGTATACCCATAACGTTTTGCCCAATAAACTCTTTTATTACCTGTATGTACTGCAAGTCCAGGTATACAGTTGCCATCTTTATCTTTCGGCCATCTTTCTTCTTTTAACCAATAATGTTCTAGGTCAGTATAGATAATTGGATATATCATACCTGCACCTTCAATACTTTCTTTAAAATTTTCATATCTTTTTTTCATCCAATTAAGATTAACAGTTAACATCAAATCATTTACACTTGCTATTTTTACTTCAGGTGCAATATGATTTAAAGGTGAATGCTGGCACGTAACGTGTTTTTTTGCTCGTAAAATTTTCATATTATATATCATATGTGTATCTCATCAAGTTCTAATTCAATACCTTGTAATTCATCTGGCTTACCTTTTGGATATGTTGGATAAAGTCTAAACTCTTCACCAGTATCATCATTTTTACATCCTGCAACTAACCAATCCCATTTGAAATCTCCATCTATAACAAACTCGTTCATCACTTCATATCTTCTATCAGGTTTTTGTTTAAGTAATTCTTCCTTACACGCTTCCATAGTTGGATAATACCCTTGCATTTGAAACGTTTGTTGCGTTGCAACTGGATCCATACCAATAAGATATGCTAATATTAAAATTTTAAATGGTCCCATAATTTGCCTTTGCTATATACCAGCTATCAACTATATCTGATACTGGATTGCCTGCCTTTTCTGTATTAAATAACTTCTTTAAATTTGTTTTTGTATCTTTACAAAATTGTTCATACATCATTTCTTTATCTGCATTACCCTTACCTGTAGCTAATTTCTTAACAACACTTGGTACAATAACACTATACTCCCATTTTTGTTCTAATAATCTATATTTAAGTATACCACAATTTTCTGCTATTTGAAATAATGCTCTACCTTTAGAACCATATGAATAGTTTTCAATTGCTATTGATGGTCCAATGCCAACAGTATGGTCTCCTGGATGATATAAACGTAAAACTTTTAAAACCCAATCAGAAATTTGAGTAAATCTTTGGATAGGGTCTGTATATGGTTGATGTTCAGAACCATTTATATTACCAAATATGCCTAAATGTTTCTTCTTATTAGTAAGAAAATAAAAACGACTATGCTCAAATATAAAGTCATCTGTTACACATATTGCAGGACTTGTCATACTATAATCAATCCCAACTTGGTTCATCTTCATTTTCATTTACCTCTTCTTTAATATCATCATCTTCATCTTCTTCTTCATCTAATTCATAACTACAAAATGGACACACCCTTACCTTTTGGTCGGTTGTGTCTTCATCAAATATAATAGAAAACTTTGTATTACAATTACTACAATTCCTTTTATATTTTTTTATTGCTTCTTCCAAATCCATAATAATATATTCACTTATAATTTAAATTTTTTAAACTGATCCTTCTGTACATCTTGTTTAATCCCACCTATAACATAACTTTCAATTTCTGTTTCTTGTGGTGCATTTTGTAATGACCTACTATTTAACCAATGGTCTACCCAAGGCAATGGATTTGTCTTTTGGTCATATTGTGGGTCTAATCCAATTGCTTTCATTCTACGATTTGCCATATACTCTATATATTGGTGTAATAATTTTTCTGATAAACCTATCATAGAACCTTTTGAAAACAAATAAGTTGCCCAACGTTTCTCTTGTCCTACTCCGTGTTCATACATTTTATAAACTTCTTTTTCTGTATCTCTCATCACTTTGTTCATAGTTTTATCGTGTTCTAATTCACGATAGTTGTTAAGTATTCTTTGTGTTATTAACAAATGTAAACTTTCATCCCTTGCAATTAATGAAAGTATTTTAGCAGAACCTTCTAACATTTTTAATTCACCAAAAGCAAATGAACAAGCAAAAGAAACATAAAATCTTAAACCTTCTAATATATTAACTGTCATTAACGTTAAATATAATTTCTTTTTTAACTCATACATATCAACACTATCAGATTTTAATATCCATTTATATCCTAAATGCATTAAATCATCATACGTTTGTGTAATACTATTTGCCCTACTTTCAATCTTTTCATCTGTAATAATAGTATCAAAAACTTCACTAGGGTTAGAATATAAATTTTTAATAATATATGTATAAGAGCGACTATGAATACTTTCCATAAAGTCCCAAGCAATTATACAACTTTCTAATTCAGGTATAGATACAAATGGTAAAAATGCCAAACAAGGACCTCGTCCTTGCACACTATCCATCATTGTTTGATATTTTAAATTAGATGTAAATATAAATTTACCTTGTTCAGATAAAACTTTATAATCTGCCATATCTTTTTGCAAAGATATTTCTTCAGGTCTCCAAAAATAACCTAATTGTCTTTGACAAAGTTTATCAAAGATAGGATATTTCATATCATCATATCTTTGTACCTGTAAACTCTTACCAAAAAACATAGGTTGTTTTGTAAAGTCTAAATTCTTTTCTGTATTAAATACACTTCTAATCATTTATCGGTTCTAATTCTTTCTGTAATCTTTCTGATTCTGTTAACTCATAATGGTGTTCATCACTATCACCTGCTGTCCATTTACCTCTACCATCTACACTATACTCTCTAGTAGATACTTTATAATCTGGTACTTTTACTTTACTAGGGGTTAATGATTTATCATAAAACAAAACTCTATTATTAGGTTGGGCAGCAAAATGTCCATTATCTAATTTTATTATATTAAAAGATTTATGTTGACTTGGAGTTTCACTATAACCTATATTAACCTCTTTGTTAGTTGAATTACAACTATCTATACTAAACATATAATTACCTTCATATGGTTTCTTATCTGGTGATAGATACATACATCTATTACCACTTATCACTTGTTTTTCAATAACTGATATATCATAACTAAAACAATCCCATAACTGTAAATCAGCTAACTTTAAATCTTCTTTTGTTTCTTTCCACACAAATGCCGATATAGGAAGTTTATCATATAATGCACCTGTTTCATAAAGATATGTTTCAAAATATAATGCTCTTCCTTGAATACTTTTAACCGTACACCAAATACCTGGGACAAACTCACCGTGTCCTTTTTCTAAATCATATAAGTATTGTTTCTTAACTAATACTTCCGTATGTGGTACATTTGCACATAAAAATGCCATAAAGTTCCTTTAAATTACGCAGGTGTCACAATCTTCTTCTTGTTCTTTTGTTTCCTCTACGTTGTCCTTCCAACCAACTGGATGTACAGGTTCATCAAAATCTTTCTTACTATCATATGTATTCTGATAATAACTTGTCTTCCAACCTAACTTATAAGTATTTAACAAATCCTGTGCCATAATAGATAACGGCACTTGTCCTTCATCATAATGTTCAGGATTATATGACCAATTTCCACTTATCGCCTGGTCAAAATACTTTTGCATTACTGCTACTATGTTTATATATCCTTCATTTGATTTCATATCCCATAATAATGTATAATTATTTTTCAACCTTTTGTAATCAGGTACAACTTGCTTTAGAGTTCCCTTTTTACTTTTCTTTACTGAAAGATAATCTCTAGGTGGTTCTATGCCATTTGTAGCATTACAAACCACGCTAGAGCTTTCAGAAGGCATTTGAGCTGTGAGTGTGCTATGTCGTAACCCAAACTCCTTAATATCTTTCCTCAATTGTTCCCATTTATAAGATAATTTCCGAGATACAATCTCATCAACTTCTTTTTTATAAGTGTCTATTGGTAAGATACCGTCTGAATACTTTGTTTTTTTAAAGTCTTTACATTGACCTTTTTCTTTTGCTAATTGATTACTTGCTCTTAATAGATAATATTGGAATGCTTCTGATAACTTATCTACTTCTTTCCAAGCAGTTTTCATTTCATAACTTAATCCTAATGTTGCTAGATAATGAGCAAGACCAATATATCCAACTCCTAAACTTCGTCTATTTTTTGTAGAAATTTCTGCTGCCTTAACTGGATATTTTTGATGGTCTATAACTTCATCTAATGACCTTACTATTAAATCACATAATGGTTCTAATTCATCTAAATCTTTTATAAGTCCTACATTAACTGCTGATAAAATACATAATGCAATTTCACCTTCTCCATCTATATGACTTATAGGTTCTGTTGGTAATGTTATTTCTTGACATAAGTTTGACATTGTTATTCTATCTTTGAAGGAAGAGTGAGTATTGCAATGGTCTATATTCATAATGTAAATACGACCTGTTTCTGCTCTTTCTTTCAATATTGACATAAACAAACTTTGTGCTTTAACTTTCTGTTTCCATATTGATAATTTTCTTTCTGCTACTTCATACAACTCATCAAATTCTGGCGTACCCCACGCTTCATATAATTCTGGTACTTCGTGTGGTGAAAATAATGTTATATCTCCATCATTAATAAATCTTTCATAAAATAGTTTTGATAACTGAATTGAATAATCTAATTTTCTAACTCTATTATCTTCACTACCTTTATTGTTTTTAAGTACAAGTATATCTTCTATTTCTTTATGCCAAATTGGAAAGTGAACAGTTGCTGAACCACCACGTACACCATTTTGTGTACAACATTTAACAGTTGCTTCAAACTTTTTAAGAAAAGGAATAACACCTGTGTGTTGTACTTCCCCACCTCTTATTTTAGAATTAATTCCTCTAATACGTCCTGCATTAATACCAATACCTGCCCTTTGAGCAACATATTTACCAATTGCCATATCACTAGAGAAAATTGAAGATAATGTATCTGCAACATCAACTAGTACACAACTAGCATACTGTTTAATAGGAGTTCTTACACCTGCCATAACTGGTGTTGGAATATTAATTTTAAATTTTGAAATTGCGTCATAATATCTTTTCACATAACTCATCCTTTTATTCTTTGGGTAATCTGAAAAGATAGTAGCGGCAATCATCATATACATAAATTGTGGAGTTTCAAAAATATCACCTGTGCTTCTATCTTGTACAAGATACTTGTCAATGACTTGTCTTAACCCTGCATATGTAAAAGTATAATCTCTTTCGTGAGTTAACCAATTTTCCATTCTATCAAAATCATTTTTGTTATACCATTTTAAAATATCAGGATCATATACTCCTTTTTTTACACTATCATTAACGTGAGTGTAAATGTGTGGGTGATCCCATAATTTGTGAAATAATTGTTTTCTTAAACTATAGAGTAATAGTCTAGCGGCAACATATTGATAATTTGGGTTGTCTAGTGAAATTAAATCATTTGCCGACTTGATTAAAATTTGTTGAATTTCATTTGTGGTAATTCCATCATAAAATTGTAGACCACTATTCATTTCAACCTGTGATGAAGACACGCCTGTAATGTCTTCGGTTGCATACTCTACCATTTCGTGAATCTTCTCAATGTTAAGGGCTTCCTTACCCCTACCATTTCGTTTCACGACACTTATGTTTTCATTTACCATTTAACCCCTAAACTTTTTTATAATAACTTAATTTTTCTAATGCTTCTAATTTTCTAAAAGTATTTTTATCTATAATATTTTTTATTTCAGCCACACTTATTCCAGACACAATCATTTCATTTACATCTTTCAATTGAATATGATTTGGCCAAATAACTACATTGTAATCATTTTCAATCACAGCGTACATACGTTTTATGATTTCTTTATTACGAGGTTCATTGTCAAATATATATGTAACCTGGTCATTAGGCATTCTCAATGTTAAGTCTGCTCCGCCTGCTGCCAAACAATTATCTAAAAACAAACTGTCAAGTGGACCTTCTACAATGTAAACGTGTTTTTGGAAATTTACACGTTCAAGTCCATAAACTTTTTGTTTTGTTTCATCAAGTTTAATAGTAATATATTTGGGTTGTTCTTTTCCAAATGCTCTGCCTTGGAAAGCAAACAACTCACCAGTTACATCAAAGAAAGGAATAATCAATCTAGGGTGTTCATACTTCTCTTTAAATATACCTGGTTTCACCTTATTAGCAAAATT